GGGATACTTAAATAATTCAGTAGTAACCGTAGACGCAATTTTAACAACAAAAGGAAGAGAATTATTAGCTAGAAATGATGGTTCTTTTAGAATTACTCAATTTTCCTTAGCTGATGATGAAATTGATTATACACTTTATAATCCAACACACCCCTCTGGTTCCGCTTACTATGGTGAAGCTATTGTAAATATGCCTTTACTTGAAGCATTCCCTCAGGAAACTCAGGTAATGAAATATAAGTTAACTACTTTACCTCGTGGTACTGCTAAGTTGCCTATTTTAGATTTAGGTTATAGTGCTATTGTTATTAAACAAGGTGCTTCATTAGCAATTACTCCTCAAACATTAAATTACTTAGGTGGTAATACTTTTGAATCAAGTGGATATACAGCTACTATTTCTGATGTTAGATTATTTAATACTTTTGAAGGTGTAGGAATTAATACTCCACAAGCTCAAGCGTTAAATATTCAAACTACAGTAGGAACTAATGTTTCTAAAACAGTAGTAGGAACTACAATTAATTTAAGAGCAACTACAATAAACACCTTGTTTGGTTCAAACACAGCTTTATATGCTACATTAACTGTAGAAGGTAGAGACAGTGGCGCTCGTTTAACAATTCCTGTAACAGTACAAAAAGTATCTTAATATATAGACTATGTCATTTAAAAGATTAGAAGCAGATGATTTTGTAATAAGCTCTGACTCCGTAGCCGGTGTTGTTTGGTCTACTAATAACCCAACTTTAACTACTTTCTTTACTTCATCAACACAAGTTACTAGCACTTCAGGTAAATTTTATATTGATGTATATAATACAGCATCAACTTTAAGTGGCTCAGCAGCTCAATTTGCTCTTACTTATGGAAATAATTTAGGTAGTGGAAGTACAAATTATAATCAATTAGTAAATGGAGCTTCTCCTTCATCAACAATTTATGGACAGTGGCAAGATTTAGCAATTGGGGATGAAAATACTAACTTTATTTTTGGTGCTATTACATCTTCTGAATTTTTTGCTATTTCATTAGAAAGAGCTAGATATAAAGAAAAAATTCTTTTAGGATCATTAACATTAAAAATATCAGAAGGATTAAATACTATATCTTTAACAGATAATAGTGCTTATGTTTCTTCAGTTCAATTTAATGCTGCTGGAAGAGTATTTCAATTAATTTCAGGATCTGCAGGAGTAAGATTTACAGGATCAGCAACTACAGCAGATGGATATTCACTCAATTCAGGTTCATATGGTTGGTTATTACCAGATATTGGAACTATTATTTTAAATCCTTTAGCATTATCTGCTCCTTTAGCTGGTGGTGGTGCTGGTTTAACATATAGTGGTTCAGCTACTGGTTTTGCTACTTCATCTATTAATGAATTACCTTTTATTACTTTATTTAAAGCAATTTCAGGTTCAGGAGCTGGAGCAGCTTCATTTAAGCTAAACTCAGAAGAAACTATATCCTCAAATTATATCTTTGTAAGACCAAGAAGTTCAGAATTTAACTATTCAGAAAATCCTAGCTTTATTTCAGGTTCAACAGGTGAAGTATTATATTCCCAATTTATTAATAGTCCTCAAACTTATATTACAACTGTAGGATTATATAATGATAATAATGAATTATTGGCTGTAGCTAAATTGTCAAGACCTTTACCTAAAGATTTTACAAAAGAAGCATTGGTTAGAGTTAAGTTAGATTTCTAAAATGAATGAGTGCTTACAAACAATTTCTATCTTCTGATATTATAGTAACACCCTTTGAGGTAAATAAAGGATTTACCTTTGAAGGGGCGGCTGCTTTAACAGCTTCTAATGTTGGTATAGATAGATATTTAGGTAAAAACCTTCAAACATCCTTATTTAATCCATCTACAGCTCCTACTACAGGACAAATTACTACTCAATTTCAAGAGTTAGTTTATAATTCTATTAAACAGCTTTATTATGGAAATGTAGTAAGCTCAGGATCTAATTATGGATTACCAGCAACAACATCAAGTTTAATTCCTGGTAAAGATTCTACAGGTGATGTTTTAGTAGGTACTACTTCATCTGTAGGACGATATGCTAACTCATTCCCAACATCATTAACTTTTGCTAAATATTTTCCTATTTCTTCAAGTACTGAAATTGGGGTAATATCTATTCCTGTAAGTTTATTTGGTAATTATATAATGCCTGGTACTTTTAGATTAACTTCTGATAGTGGTTCAATTTATGATGATGGTGAAGGTAATTTAATTTACCAACAACAGAATAAATACTGTGGTAATATATTTTACCAACAAGGAATAGCTATTATAACAAGCGATACTGATCCTGCTAATGATGGATATGGTTTTGCTGATTATGGAACAGCAGTATATGGTTTAACTGATCCTATTATAGCTCAAAACTTTGTTACATCATCTAACATAACATGTTCTTTTTCTTCATCATTTGTAATTTATGAAACTCAATATAAATGTACTATTAGAGAAAATGAATATAATTTTAGTCTAAACCCTTCTATTATCTCAGGCTCAACTGATGGAACACCTTATAATTTTGTAACTGGATCTTATTTTAATCCTTATGTTACAACAGTAGGATTATATGATGAAGATCAAAACTTATTAGCAGTAGGAAAATTATCTCAACCGTTACCTACATCACCTACAACAGACACTACAATACTTATAAACATAGATAGATAATATTATGAATGAATGGTTTTCTCAAACAGACAGTGACAGCGGGTTATTAACTAAAAAAACATATTCCTCAATTGAGGATTTCCCAGAAAATACCTTTGGTTTTATTTATGTTGTAAAACATAGACCAACAGGTAAAGCTTATATTGGAAAAAAAGTTCTTTACCATAATGTAAAGAAAAAATTAACAAAAAAGGAAATAGCAGAACAAACAGGTCCAGGCAGGAAGTCAGCCACTAAGGTGGTAGTAAAAGAATCAGACTGGAAAACCTATTATGGATCTGCTAAACCAATTATGGAACTCATAAAAGGAGGTAAACAAGAGGAATTTACCCGTGAAATTCTACAATTGGTTCCTAATAAAAAACTTCTTACTTACTATGAATGTAAGTACTTATTTGAATATAGTGTATTAGAAAATCCTGAGGGTTATTTTAACGATAATATTTTAGGAAAATTCTTTACTAAAGATTTTTCCTCTTAATTTTTTCTTTATATATTTATAACAAATAAAAACACTCTCAATGAAAGAAATAATTAGAATGAACCAATTAGCAGGTCTTATCACTGAAGGTCAAGCTAAAAAAATGATGGCTGTCTTAAATGAATTTTTAGACCCTGAAGAAGAAAAATCTTTAGCTAAAAAAGCAATAACAGATTATATTTCTAAAAATAATTTAGGATCTATAGAAGATATAAAAGTTCACGAGACTAAATCATCTAGAGATGGATCTACTTCATTATCTAAAGTAACTTTATCAACAGGAAAAGTACTTAATTTTGAAACCACACATGATGCTAATGGAAAATTAGTTAAAATTAACCAAGTAAACCCTCAAACACCAACCCGTAATAAAATTAGTGGTACTCCCAACCCAAATAAAATCCCAGGTGTAAAGGTAAATGTTAAAGGTAACGAAATTACATTTTCAAATAAAAGTGGAGAATTTCCAGCAGAAGTAGAAACTGATGGTACAATAAAAATGGAATTGTTTTTACCTGAAGAAGAAGATAGAAATTATGAAGAAATTAGTGATGGTAACTGGGAAGATATTTTAGGTCCAAATCACGTTTTTGTTAAAATAGCAAATTCAATTCCAACAGAAGTAGAAGCTTTAGGTGATTCTATAGGAATATCTTTTAAAGCAAGTGATATAATGAATTAAAATTAAATAAAAAATATATTGAATTAAGCTTGGGAAACCAAGCTTTTTTTGTTATATTTTGGTTATGCTCAATCAACCACTGATTGCCTTAGTTAACTCTGTATTAGGTACTGGTAAACAGACATCGAAAGGGAATTTTGCCTATCATTGTCCGTTTT